TGTTTTTGTGAATTTCTTTAGCTTTCGCCATGTCTATACCAAATCCCATAAATTACTCCGTATAAGTCCAAGCGTTTCTGAAACTCCTGTCAGTCGGAACTTCTGTTGCATCTATTATATACGAAGTTTTATCAGCAGGAACATCTTTAGCCTGTATTTGCTCAACTGTTAATCCACAGTTATCAGTGGGAATTATTATCGCAACAATTCCGTTATCTTGCATATACACAATTCTTTTATCAGAGTTTGCCATAGTTTTTATTTATATATTAATTCTCTATAACCATAAAGGAAACCATAACTTTATCTATTGTCTCTCCAGAGTTTGTATCTTTAAAAGTTCTTGATTTAAAACTAGAAGTACCAATACTACTATTAACGATATAAAGAGTTCCATGACTACCATGTCCAGAATCGTTCTGACTTATACAATGTGTAATTATATAATTTGAACTACTCATGTTACTGGAAAAATTAACTTGATATCCACCATTTTCATTATCAGTTATTGAACTCACGTTAAAAGATTGTCTAATAGACACACTTCCAGTGCCTTTTAAATTAACAAAAGCCTTTACTCTTCCATTTATATTAGTTAAGTTAGCACCACTTACGGCAGGTAAAGTCGAAGGAAAACGTGCAGATGGTAGAGTTCCTGACGATAAATCATTAGCATCTAAATTTGTAAGATTTGCACCACTGACGGCTGGTAATGTAGCAGGAAATCTTGCGTTTGGAATCGTACCAGAAGTTAGATTACTGGCACTTAAGTTGTTAAGACTGGTTGTGGCTGATGCAAATGATAAATTACCCGATCCATCAGTCTTTAAAAACTCTCCACTGTTACCGTCATTTACAGGAAGAGTAAGAGTGAAGTTAGTAGATATAGTGCTTGGTGCTTTAATTGCAGCATAATGTGAGCTATTTGCATCTCCAAATCTGACTTCGTTCTGTAGATTCAATGTTATTCCGTTTTGGTCAACAAATAATTGTTCTGTACCAGAAGCAGCTACACCTATTTGGTTTGAGGCTTTTTTAAATAATCCTGTTGTTGAATCACCAAAATGTATAGAAGGAGCACCTGCATTTTGACTTGCTAGAGCTAGAACACCTGTCATAGTACCACCTGCTACAGGTAGTAACCCTAAGTTTGCAGTATTGACAGGACCAATAGTGGTAAAGCCAGTATTACCAGAGTTTCTAATTTTTAAATTATTATTATCTGCGGTATCAACATAAGGCATAAATGCTTCTGTGTTAGAAGGATCACTACCACCACTATTTAATGTTTTTATTGCACTGAATACAGCATTTAAGTCACTACGGACAGAAGCTCCCGAAGCATTTGCAATATTATAGTCTGAAACTTGAGCCATAAACTAAAAATTAACCACCTTTACCATATCCTACAGCCGAAAAAGTAAAAGATCTATCAACAAAAGTTGAATTATTATTTTGCATAACTTTTATAGTGAATCCTGTTCCACTTACATTAGTAACTGTAAAGAAATCTCCTGCTTCAGCATCTTGTATTGTAATTCCAATAGAAGGAAGAAAAGCATTTGCTCCTCCTAAACCAATAGCTCCTGTGAAAAATGGAGTTCCAAAAGTTACCGTTTTACCAGAAGATGATGTACCAGATTGTTGTGGTGCGGTAGATGTACTACCTCCTGTCTGATAATTCTGTTCTGTTCTTGATTGGAACTCTGCTGTATATCCTGCCTGTTGCACGTTCATGTTTTGTGAAACATTTGTTGTCTCAAGAACTAATTTAAATTTAAATCTACGACCTTTAAATGTACCGTTTGCAAAATTATTAAACGCACCAAAACTACCTGAGGCTGTTTGTGATGTTGCTACTTGTATCTGGCAGTTTGCTTCGTCTGCTGCTGCACCATCAAAATTACCATCAGTTGCATAATCGTCCCAAAATGATCCACTAGGAATGATTGTTTCTATATCTGTTCCTATAACAAAACCAACAGAACGTATAACTCTTTTTAGATCAAGAGAAAATACAGCACCTAAATCCAATTCATCTTTAAAAGCATATTCTCCTGTTTTGTTTGTAGCTGGATTTGTAAGCTGCAATGCACTTGTTGAAGTGTTAAATGTTGTATTAGTATCTTGACCTTGAAATCCAGGAGTATCTAAATCCTCTCTATCCTGTAATACTACCTGAGTATCTATAAGATCAGGTAAATCCTGTATTACACTAGCTTCTCCAACACTAAAGTTTCCCTGGTCATCTTGAAATTTAAGAATGTACTCTCCTTCTAAAGAAGGTACAACAACATCTGTAGTATTACCAGCTAAAGCAGTGACAAGATCAACTGAATTTTGGAACGTGCCACTACCATCTGTCAGATTACTATGTCTGACATAAACTCGTCCTCCGTGAAGAACGTCAGGATCTACAGCTTTTGTCCATCTAAGTCTTACTAGTTTATTAGTAATAGGTTCCATAGATAAGTTTTGAACATTACCAGGTGGGGCTGTTTTACCTACAGCGTTAAAAGTTATATCACTTGATGTAGCTGATAATTTAAGAGCAGCATTATATGAGAAAACTTTAAACTCATACGTTCCAGCCTGTGTATTAATTATTTCGAAATCTGGTCTGAATACAGTTTCACTTACCCAGTTTGTATTATTAAATCTGAATTGTACTAAATATTGTGTTACTCCAGTAACAGGAACCCAAGTTAATAACAGTTTTGAAACAGCTAAACCATTGATGGTGACAATCATCTCCTTAGATAAACCATTTTGATCTGTGACCTTTAAATTAGATGGTGGATCTCTTAACTCATTTAGTAAGGAAATACTTCTTGCAGGTAAACTTATACCTTGCTCAATATTTGCATATTTTCCATCAATATAAGTAAGTGCTGTTATGGCAAAATTAATACCATCTTGCTCTTCAACAGTTATTACTCTAAAAGTTTGAGCTTGTGAAGAATCACTTTCAATTAACCAAATACTGTTTACATTTGGTGTTTGAGATAAAGCAGAAGATAAATTTATTTCACTACTAAATTGATCGATACTTGAAATATTTTTTGTTTCAACTGAACCATCAGGGAGTATTACACTACATTTCTGGTTCGTGCCAGAAAAATTATCTAAGTCCTTTACATTATCAACAATTATCTGTGTAGTTGTAGCAGATTTTATACGGCCACTTCTACGCTCTACATCTCTTACTGGATCATTGATAGAGATAACAGATCCAGGTCTTACAATTGCTCCAGCATCTATTGATGTAGTGAAACTTACCACCTCAGTTTCCTGTTGTTCACTGAATAGTATTGCTTTACCTAACCTTTGAGCCTGACCACGAGAAGTGCAGGCAAATGCTTTTACATCTTTCTTAATTATCCCTAACTTATTTTGAGCAGTAGTGTCTTCTACAACCTCATAATCTATTTCTCTGCTATCCATATTGAAATAACTGACATTTATTACTGTATGTCTTTGTTTTAAACTGCTGCCTGAATAACTGAATCCACCTTCACCTACATTTGCCAAGCTGAACAGATAGCTTGGATCAGTAGGTCTATCCTGTGAAATAGTGACAGAACCTTCAGACCAGATAGGAAAACATCTCATCACTCCTGCTAGTTCATTTATCAAAGTAAATGCTTCTGTTGATCCCTGTATATTCACATTGCAACTGAATCTAGCTTCCTGCCCTCCAAAGCCGTCATCTACTAATTCATTAGCATACTTACTGGCAGCAATAAAACTGAATAAATCTAGATTGCTGTCTGTAATATGCGTTCCAAAACCATATCTTTCAGTAGTAAGAAGATCAAGCAGTATTAAAGAAGGACAAGAACACCATTGAGCAGCACCCATTGTTCCATTAAAAATGTAGCCACTTGGATAAACGACTCTTCCTGTCTGTAAATCTACAGTGGGAGTGCCAGAACTGGAAGCACCTGCACCTGGGATTCTTACCTTTACACCACGAATACGGAAAGCTCTTTTTGGTATAGAACTAAACTGTTCAGAATCTATTCTTAGATTTGTATAAGCACTGTTTAAATATCTTTGTTTATCATCAATTAATAATTGAATACTACTTACATTAAAAGCATCTGCAATATTACTACCAGGCTGTTGATCGTTAGTCTCTCTTTCAACTTTAACATTTGCAAATGTATAACCATCTGGTAAATTAATTCGATATTCTTTTGAGTAAGCATCCGCAGTTCTTCCTGTTATAGTATCTCTTAATTTTTCAGTGTGATTTGTTTCACTATTAACTTTTAAAGATATTTTCAATTCAACTGCTGACCCTAATAAGTCACCTTCATCTGTAGCTTTCTGTATTTGAGCAAAAGTAACTGTTATCTTTACGGCATCTTTTCCTGTAGGTAAATCTCTTGAGACACCACCCCCAGCTTTAGAGCATAGAACACTAACGAAATTAGCTAAAGGGCTTTGTGATTGTTGTATTCCAGGAATATGAGTTTGATTACCTGTGCCAAAACGAGGCGTAAATCCTACATTCTGGAAATTAAAATCTGCTGTTTGTGGATTTGTATTACTAGCACTTGCATTGAGGATAGAAGTATCGTTTAAAAATATGTCTTTTAATGCAGCATTATTATAAGCTGCAGTTCCTTTTGTTAATCCTGCTTTTGAAGGAGTAGCAAAACCCTCTATCTCTCCTTCAGACAATAAATCCTGAATTGATGCAAACTGTCTGCTATTTAATGTGTCTGGTGCTCTGGTAGGAGAAGGTGGAGTTGGGGGAGGACCACCTGCTCCTCTAATAATTTTATCCGTCATGCTGATACCTGATTAGTGTCGATTCCTGCTGAGATCACAACCGATCCAGTAACAATCTCTCCGTAAACGATTGGGTGGCTAGTTCCTGCTCTTGATGTATTTTGCACCCCAGAAAAACTAAATGATATTCTAGGGTCTTGTTCGTTACTAAAATCTTGTGGCTTGGGTAAAGGAAACAACATATCTTGAACACCGCTTAGAACTAATGCTCCTCCTATACCTACAACCGCTTTTGTTAAACCCGAAGCAGCAGCAAAGGATCCTGGTGCGACAATAGGACTAAAAAAAGATCCTACAGATAATGGTGTAAACAAAAAGGCACCTCCAATTAAAGCAGCACCTAATAGAGTTTTTCCAGCACCACCAGCACCAGTAATAATAGGAACAATACTGATGTCTGATTGTCCTATTGGATTATGAATATCTTCTTCTCCTATTTCATAATCGTCAACTAGCACTTGATAGTGGCGATCTGCCATGTGTGCCTCTAATCCTGGAAAATTACTAATTAGAAACCTGATAGCATCTCCAGTACAGGTAATCACTGCATCTAATTCTTTATGTCCAATAAACTCTGCCAGTTCTCCGTAAAGTCTAACTGTTCTGAGCATAGCGATACCTCTTACCAGTACATTTTAACAACCACTCAGAATATGGTTCTCTACAAGATAGTCTATCTGCTAAATGATGTAAAACCATATCTCCAAGAAAAATAGCCACATG